TCAATTTTCGTTTCCTGACTTAAAAATAATATTCTCAAAAGCATCCAAAGATTGTTGCTTTCGATCCCCATGAATGTGTGCATATTTTTGCAGAAAGGTAGCAGGAGTATTTCCCATAATTTCGGATAGAACCTTATCAGATTCTCCACGCTCATAATTGGTAGTTGCAAAAGTATGACGGCAACCGTACAGAGTGATCACAGGTAAACTTTCCTCGTGATTTGCATTGTAACGTTTTTCGACCCTGGTAAACATTCGATACAGATGATCAGGACGGACAGGGGTGCCGATCTCTGTATTGAAAAGAAAATCATTATCAAACAGATCTGGATATTGCAATCTCATTTCTTTCTTCCAGAGTAACTTTTTCTTAACAATCTTGTTTAGAGTATCAGGAAGGTAAACAGCTCTGAAAGAATTAGATCCTTTCATGTTGTCCTCAAGTACACCGTATTTATTCAAAGTCCGATGCATATAAAAGCACTGCCGGATTGGATCATAATCACTTTCTGCAAGCCCACAGGTTTCAGAAGGGCGAGGACCAAGCAAAATTTGACAACAGAACATTGCATAATAATGAGACTCTTTCGCTTCCATGGAACTTAAAAAGATGGAGATCTGTTCATCGGACCATGTCTGTTTAACCACGTATGCCACTTTATTTCGTTTTATTCCAATCATTGGATTATCTTTACCATCAATCAATTTTAATGGAGATACAGCGAAATTAAACACATCACAAAGGACATTGATACATTTGTTTACGGTTTCAGCTCCGTATTTGCGTTTCTTAGGATTGTTTCCATCTTCCAGACTTTTTTTAAAATTTAAAATATGCTTTGGTTCGATTGCAGAAATTGGAACATCTTCAAACACAGGGAAGATATAGCGGTCTAAGTATCCGCGGTAAGTCCGATAAGTCTGATCAGCATAAGTTTTTTTATTTGCTTCTAACCATGTGTCCGCAACCTTGCAAAAAAATTCTTCAGATTGTTTCTTCACCTTTTCTTCTTTAACTTCTTTTTTAATTTGGAGGGTAAGTTTAGCATCATCCTGTTTGGCATCCTTTTTATTTTGTCTCGATGGACCGTAGACACGTTTCTTTAAAAGCGGATGCCACTGTGATGCCATATAAATTTTTTTCGTTTTTCCTGTTTTCTTACTTACACGTTCCTGTTTAATTACAGCCATATGTATAATCCTTTCTTAAAAAAGGGTACAAAAAATACACCCTTATCAATTTGTAAAATTGGTGGGTGTATGATATAATTCTGGTGTCGAGTCAGAAGCATATCACACACCACGTTGTTGATAAGTTTCTAAATTCCGTCTGGTTGTCAGCCAGGCGGTTTTTTATTTTGACCATTTTGGTGAAGTTACCGAAATGGTATTTAGTAAATTGTTTTGTCAGACTCTGACAAAAGTATTTTGTATAAAAATCTGTGCATAAATTGACAGATGAGGCATAAACTATTATTATGACAATAAGTTAACTCGAGAAGGATATGGCTGGGTTCCCGAATGGGAGTAGGCAGTAATGCTTAGAAATTCCTTTGCCCCTGGGGTTGACTTATTTTTTGCCTTAAGATTATGATTGTCGTTATATAACGTAAAAGACCTCGTGTTTCCACGAGGTCTTTTCAATGTTAGGCCCGCAAAGGGGCAAAGTCTTTTTGTTAGGCCCGCAAAGGGGCAAAGTTTTAACAAAACAATTATATTATAGTCTATTCCTCGTGTCAAGAATTATTTACTTTCCAAGGTACAATTCTTTGATTTTATCATCAATTAAATTTAAAAGGTCATCAGAAACTCTGATTTTACTCAGAGCATCATTTGAATAAAGAGGATTGTAAATGCGTATTTTACTGACAGTGGTTATCTGATTAACAAGAGCAACACTACCAGATTTCATTTTTGAAATTTCTTTTGTAATCTTATCATTGCTTTTCAATAATTCGGTTTGACTTTGTACAGAACGATTTAAGTCTTGAATGCGCTGGTTGAGCTTCGGACCATTCATCTGTATAACATTATCGTCGCCAGTATCTTTTCTGATATCTTCTAATAATGAATCTATTTCCGCATTATTTTTGGCAATGGTTTCTTTCAAAATAGCATTTTGAGTGTTTAATTTTTCTTGTAATTGTAGAAAAATAGTATTACCTAAGGGAACTCTTGCATGATATAAAGGTTTATCATTATTTTTTACTGATGATAAAGGAACAACGGTAACAGTAGAGTCACTACGTTTATTATTGTTATCCAAAACAATTGCATAATGCAGACCGCCTTGTTCACTGCCAATATTATAACCAAGATGTACTTTTACAATTTCCCCACGTTTATATTTTTTTAATTTTCCAGGGATAAAAGTCTCCTCACGTTTTAACATTCTCATATAGTCACAAAGCCAGTAAGAAAGAACAGAAGCCTTTTTCTGAAACTTTGTGTTAGAGGATGATTGGTAACTATGTAGATGCTTAGAAACCGCTGTAAGTGCTTTTTGTATTAATTTATCTGTATCCAAAATATCTCCTTTCGAAATAAATATGGTTGTATTACAAGTAACTTTGTCAGACTCTGACAAAATAAATCTATTTCAATCTCAACCGAATCAATTCCTCACTATACCCAAGTGCCAGTGCGATCTGATTCGTGGTAAATTCCTGAAATTCAAGGAAAACTTCATCATCGATCAGAAGCTCCGCCGCAAATTTGTTTGCTTCAATCTCCATCTTACTAATCAAGAGACCAGTACATTTCCTTAAAAATGGCGTATTAGCATCAGGATGCATGATCGCATGACCTAATTCATGGGCGCATGTAAATAGCTGGTCATGTTCGGAAAGATCGTGATTGATGTGGATCTGCTTCATGCGCAGCTGCTTATTATAGTATCCGCTTATACTTCCCAATGGTTCAAATATAACCTTTATTCCTAAATGCTGAGCAATGTCAAAAGGATTATTCGTGCCATATTTTTTCTTTAATGATCGTGTTTTTTTACGAATATCCAATGAATCACTTCCTTTTATTTTTTATCTCTGTATTTCTTTGGTGTGAACTTTTGCTTAGCATTGATTTTTGCGATTGTGATACTGTTCTGGAGACTTGCTTTTAATAATTCTCTTGTTTGATCATCAAGCGGTTCTCCAGAGAACATCAATCCATCTTGATCAGATTCTAACTGATCGAGAGTCTGCTCCAGGCGTTTGGCAATGTCTCTCTCATCTTTTTTATTTAATGTAGGAATTGATTGTGATTCAGAATCTTCCCATCCCATTAAATAAGCAGGAGTTGTATTCAATGCATTTGCAAAATCTACAACACGACTTTGAGTTATATCATTAGTTCCATTTTCTATTTTTGCAATAGTAGTTTTACTTTTATATCCAAGCTTGGAAGCAAGATCTTCTTGAGTTATTCCAAGTTCTATACGTTTTTCTTTTATTCTTTTCCCTATATCAGGCACAAATATCACCTTCTTTTTATAATTGATGAGTTAAATATACCACTAAAAAGATTCTAAATCAATATTTTTTGATGAAATAGCAAAAGATAGTTGACTTTGAATCTACCCAGTGTTATTATAATGGCAGATGATTTAAAATCATCACAAAACAAGAAAGAAGGTGTAATAATGACAGATTCAAAAGAACTTCGTAGATTAATTGAAGAAAAAGGCTTTAAATTAAAATACGTTGCAGAACGTTTGGGTCTTTCAAGTTATGGATTATCATTAAAAATTGATAATAAACAGGAATTTAAGACAAGTGAAGTATCAGCATTATGTGAGTTACTTGAGATTAAGTCTTTAGAACAAAAAGAAAAAATTTTTTTTAATCTAAAAGATGATTATAAGTCAACAAAATAGAATAACAGGGAGGTGAGGAAGAAATGAAATTAAAAGATACTAAAATAACTGTACTCATTTTAATAAGCACAGCTATTTCAGTATTAGTTTGTTTAAGTCGTTGGGTAGATAAAAAACAAACTAAAAAAATTGATATCGATACAATTTGTGAAGAATTAGCAGATCAGATTAATCATCTTCAATCTTAAGAAGATTTGCACTTTGTAAAACATCAATCGTAGAGTTAATGGATGATTTACAAAGAATTGGAATAGTATTCGCGGTAAACGTAGCGAAAAAATCTTCAAAATTAGATGATCCATCACGAGATTCAAATGCAATTTCTTTAATTTTGGATTTTAAATCAGTTATTTGACGACTATAGATCTCTTCACAAATAGAATTTAGTTCAGATTTCTTCATAACAATCTCCTTTCGTAAGACTCGGGCATGGCAGTGCCCTGTAAATTAATTATACGAAAAGAGTTAAAAATTGACAAGCTAACAAAATGACAGGGAGGTGAGAAGGATGACGGAAGAAGAAATAAGAAATCGAGGTATCCGATGTGCGTTGAGACATATGCATTCATTAAGAGTGCAGGCTGCTGGTGGGAAAAAGGCAGATTTCATAGAGCCCTGTCAGCAGTGTGGAGAATTTGATGTCTGTGAAGCAGATTGGTCAGAGACTACAAAATTGATCATGAAAGAATCAGGATATCTTGATTGCGATTAGAAATTTAAGAGCACCGAATAAATCGGTGCCACATAAATCTATAAAGATGTCGGAGCTGATAGAAAAACAGGACATTTTTTCTGCCCATATGGACAGGCAGAAAGTTTAGGACAAATAAAATCAGACTTTTTAAAGTGTTTAGTTAATGTTCCAGTCATGGGAACTTCTTGATACAAAACTGAAATTTCCATTTCAGAATTTGTATGAGGACAAAGATTTTTAAAACGTTTTGTTTTCATTGTGAATTGTTTCCTTTCATTAAACTCGGGAAGTGCGATTCCCTGTAAATTAATTATATGAAGAAAGTTAAAAATTGACAAGTCAACGAAATGACAGAGAGGTGAGGAAGATAAGTAACAAGAAAACGATTTGCCCAAATTGCAATCATGAAAATAAGAAAGAAGCAAATTTCTGCGTAAATTGTGGTCAGAAATTAAGAGAGAGTTGTAAATGCTGGGTAACAAAACAGGACAACTATTCCTGTGGAGAGAAGAATTGTCCTGGATATAAGCTTTTAACGCAATTAACAGAAAAAGATATTCATTGCATGGCAAGGATTATTCAGAGTTCTGTATTTGCAGAAGGTTGGATTTTTTGCGGATGCCAATATTGTAAATATTGGAAAGATGGATGTGAAAAAACTTTTGAAGAAGAAAATGGGAGGATACATTACGATGTGATCATGAAAAAACTCCAGCAGATTACTGGGTTAGATATGAGTTTAAATGCCAGCAATCTGAAGGAGAAATTTCAACGTGATTTTACCAAGCAGGAGGTAAGAAAAGTGTCTACAAATGTATTTGAAACAATTAAAAAAATTAATCAAGAAGTAGAAGTATGTTATCAATCACTCAAAAAGGAGTGTAACACATACAAAGAACTTGAAGAAGTAATCAAAGATATTGCATGGTTAGGTAACTATGATGGTTTTGGGATGACAAGAAACTTTCTTGTGAATTTAATGCGTAAAAAAATGGAAGAAGAGAAAAACAATCTGAGTATCCATTAGACATGAGGAGAAAGTAGCATGAAAATAACAACGATATTAATTCTGTGGATGTTTATTATGTGCATGATGAACACTAGAAGATAGGAGATGAAAGATATATGTATTTGGAGGAAAGAGTAGAACAGTTAGAGCAACAAATTGAAGAGTTGAAGGCTCAAAGGCAAAGTGAAAATTATCTAACACCAGCTCAATTTGCCGAAAAAATGAACTGTTCAAGAGCATCAGTGTCAAAAATGACTCAAAACGGAGATGTTAAAGTTATCCGATTAGGAAAACTGGTAAGAATCCCTATGAGTCAATTTGAGAAAGAAGAAAACAAAGAAAAAGCATGGAAGGATGTGGTATTCAAAGGAGCATAGAGAATTTACAAAACAAAGACACTAAAAAATAGAGATAAGTACCTATCTTTCGGGTCTGAAAAGTAAATTTAGATACATAGAAAGGTAGAAAATGAACATATTTGTAATTTTATTTAGAGTGCTTATGATCATCGTTGCAGCAGCATTGATCATAATTGGATGTTTTGACGAAAACGGAATTAGAAAATCGAAGAAAATAGCATTATTAGGCATTGTTCCATTAGCAATGTTCGTAATTAGTTTATGTATTGTGTATGTACCAAGTAACAATGTCGGGATTAGATGGTCGGCATTTGGAGGAACAAGCAACAAAACACTGAATGAAGGAATTGCGATCAAAAGCCCGATCGATAAGGTTTTTCTGATTCCTACAACTGTAGAAGAGAGAACGATCAAGAAAGTAAATGTCCAGACGAAAGACGCTCAATTTGTAACATCTGAGGTAAACGTTAAGTTTAAAGTAAATCAGAAAGATGCATTTAAAGTGTACAAGAGATACACTACATTGGACAACTTAAAGCAGAACATTATCAGCAATTATGCGCAAAAATCAATTGAAACTGTAGTGACTCAGTATAACGTCATTGATGTTTTGGGAGCCCAAAAAAATGAAGTTTATACAATGGCAACAAAAGATTTACAGCAAATGCTAAAATCTGAAGGCGTTGAATTAATCCAGTTAACTATAAAAGACATGAACGCAGGGGACGAGATTGAAAAAGCGATCGCAGATGAAGCGGTAGCCAAAAAGAGAGTTGAGACAGCAGAGCAGAATAGACTCAAAGCAAAAAAAGATGCAGAAACTAAGGTAATTAACGCAAAAGCCGAAGCGGATGCAAATAAGATTCTTGAAAAGCAGATGACAAACAAAATTTTAGCACAGCAATGGATCAAAAAATGGAATGGAGAAGTTCCAAAGGTATCAGGTGACAATAAATCAATGATTAATATTGGAGATCTGATTAAATAAAAACTTATGCTTCAGACTCGAAAGATGGGTATTTACCTCAACAATAAAGAGAACAGATGACTTTTTGAAGTGACCAAAGAAAGCAGAATGACTATCGCATGATAGGACCAACAAAAAACCTCTATTCAATATAACAACCCCTATATATGAATGAATCAACAACTTTTATTTAGTAACTAATAACAAAACCGTTAATGTTATTTTACATATCGGAAATTACATACAATTGGTCACTTCAAAAAGTCATCTGTTAGAAAAGTAAAGGAGAAATAAAAATGACACAAGAACAAATTAATTATATGAAAGAAAAACTGATCAACCTAAAAAAAAGAGACATAGCCGGAAAAATAACTATGGGAGAATATCTTACAGAGCTTCTTATGATTTCAAATGTTTATGTTCAAGAAGTAAATAAAGCCATTCTTCCATTAAGTGATGCTACAGAGCCTATTGCGGTTGCATCATTACTTTATCTGGCAAAAAGCATGAAAACACAAATGAGTGCAGAGACTATAGAAATAGCAGAAAGAATAGAAAAATTAATGGAATCATCTTTTTCAATGACACAAACAAGAAAAAAAGACGCTTATTAAAAGCGTCTTCCTTGCGAAAAAATCGCAAATGCATATTTCTAATCAAATTAAGTATACCATTATTTGCGATTTTTTTCAAGGGAACAGTACATGAAGAGGAAATATACAGATGACATAACAGATTTTACAGAACCATTTTGGGATAATCAGTGTCCGAAGTGCAAGAAACGATTTTGGTCAGTTTCTTTGGATTGCGTGTGTCCAAAATGTGGGAATCAGGAACTGTATATTTTGAATGAATCAAAACACTTAAAACATGATGAAAAAGAATTAGAAAAATTTCACAGAAAGATAATGGAGGAAGATTATGAAGACATTAACGGTAATGAATTATAAAGGTGGAGTTGGAAAGACTGCAACAGCGGTTAACGTTGCGTATGATCTAAGCGAGAAGGGATACAAAACTCTACTGATCGACTGTGATCCACAAGGAAATGCATCATATTTTTTCGGAAAGTACGATGAGACAAAGAAGAGTATTACAGGAGTATTGAACGGTGATTATGAGTTAGAAAAAGCAATCAGACGTACAAAATACAAGAATCTGGATATCATCCAGGCGGATAAGAACTTGGAGATAGTAGACATATTTAGTCCGACAGAGTTGCAATATCAATTAAAGAAGGTAGAACATCGTTATGATTTTGTTATTTGCGACTGCCATCCGACTTTTGATACATATACGCAATGTGCTTTGAATGCGGCAGATCTGTGCATTGTACCAGTGAAGTTAGACAAAAATTCAATCAACGGATTAGCGTTGTTTGACGAACATTTCCAAGAAGTTCTTGATTATAATCATAACAGCGAATACAAAGTATTAATGACGATGTGGAGAGATACGAAAGCAAATAAGCAAGGATTACTAGAAATCGTAAACAAACATCAGTATCCATTGTTTCAGAGCATGATCAGAAACTCAACAGCGGTGGACGAAGCTACTTACAAGCGAAAACCTTTACGAAAATGTGCAAGCAGAAGCAACGCATGTCTTGACTACCTAGACTTGACAGATGAGCTGATCAAGGAGGTGCAGTGATGAATATGGATGATCTTTTAAAGAACATAGGACAAAAGAATATACAAGAGAAGAAGAAAACAGCACCAAAAGTACAGATGATCCATTACAGTAAACTAAAACCAAATCCAGATAACTTTTATGAGACACCAGACATTGAAAAGCTTGCGGCTGCGATCAGGCTCGCAGGAGAGATTAAAAATCCTTTACGAGTCCACAAAACCGACATCGATGAGTATGAAGTGAATGAAGGACATAGAAGACGTTTAGCAACAATTTATAATGTCGAACAGATGGGATTAAAAGAATTTGAGTTTGTTCCTTGTGTCGTTGAGAAAAATGATACAACGATAGAGAAAATTAACCTGATTCTCAGCAATTCAACACAGAGAGAAAGAACAGAATACGAGAAGATGCAAGAAGCGGACAAGCTTCGTAAGTTATTAGATAAATACGCAAAAGAAAATGAGACAAAGATATCTTCTACAGATATGAGAAAACTGATTGCAAGCATATTAGGAGTCTCTGGAACAAAAGTTGCACAGTTGGAAAGTATCAACAGGAATCTTGTTGATGATGCAAAAAAGAAATTTGAGAAAGGCGAGATCCCAGTATCGGTAGCAAACGAGATGGCATCATTACCAGAAAAGATACAGGAAGATTTATCAAGCAATGATGATATTAAGTTATCTAAAGTAAAAGAAATCAAAGAGGATTCCAAAACATGGACAAAGTGCAGATACGATGAATCAAAACGGTGTCGAGTAAATCTTGTCCAGAAGTACCCTAAATACTTAAAAACAGAAGGTCCTTGTCCTGGATGTTGTAGGATTTGCAATTATGTGAAAACTTGTCGATACCATTGTGAAAATTTAGAACACAACAAGAATAAAATATCAGAATCACAAGCAGAAATACCAAGATGTGCATACGATGACACGATAGAGTGTCACATTGCTGAAACAATTAAAAAGTATAAGCCAAACAGAAATATTGCGGAATGCCCTGGGTGTTGTAATCTGTGTTCATATACAGATACATGTGGACATGTTTGTGCAAAACTACGAGAAAGTGTTGATAAAATGCTGACAGAAAAGGATTTAGATAAAATAACTTTCACATTTCAGGACGTAAAATTAGCACTAAGTTGGGTAAAGAAACAGATTCCACAGACGAAGCAAAAAGATGAAGAAACAGCTGTAAGGATAAAAGTAATGTCTGAGGCATTAAAAAAATATTTAAAAGAAATGATGGTGGTAATTGATTATGAAAAGTAGCTTTTTAATTTACCACGAATATAGAGAAGCACTAGAACTCTTGACAGACGAGCAACGTGGACAACTTCTTATGGCACTGATTGACTATTCAGAGGCTGGAAAACTTCCAAAGCTTGATGGAGTTGCAATGATGGCTTTTACATTCATAAGAAGCCAAATGGATCGTGACTTAGAAAAATATAATAATCGTTGTAAAACCAGTCGGGAAAATGGGAAAAAGGGCGGAAGACCTAAAAAAATAAACAAAAATGAAGAAAGTGAAAACCTAGAAAACCAAACGGTTTTAAAAAAAACCGAAAAAAACCCAGAAAACCCGATAAAGATAAAGAATCATGATAAAGAAAAAGATATAAATAAAAATACTATGTGCAAATCTAAAGCAGATGCACTGTTTGAGAGAGTTTGGCAATTATACCCAAAAAAACGTGGGAAAGGGCAAGTCTCAGAGGCTAGTAAGAGGCGTTTACTTGATATCGGCTTTGAAGAATTAGAACGTGCCATTAACCGATACAAGGCGGACCTAGATCTTGAAGACTGGAGAAAACCCCAAAATGGCAGCACGTTTTTTAACTCAGGGTATATAGATTACTTGGATGCTAATTACGAAAAGCCGCAAGAAGTTAGACAGAAAACACCAGGAAAATTAGATTGCCAGAGAGATTATGATTTCAATTCGCTAGAACAACAGCTGCTTAGAAAACAGCAGGAAGGAATGTAACGATGGGAACTAAGAGAAAATATGCATCTTCTAAGGCAATAACGAAGAATCCGATCAGTTTCGAAATGGTTGAAGAAAAAGTAAAAGCTATGCAGCCAGGAAGAAAAATAAAAATATGGGTGCCACGTAACAAAACACAGGATAACGAAAATCCGTATCGGATTGTAAAAGGAACTGTTGTAAAAATATACGAGAATCACATACAGATTTTTGTAAAAACAAAAAGAGGAGCAAAGTATAACGAGTGCTTTTTGAAACGAGATTTATATCACTGGAAGTTTGAAGTTAGATAAACGAAAAAAGAGACAAGAACTCAACGAAAAGTTCAATGCCTCGTAACAAGTATATCATACGCAGGAGGTATTGAACAGTTGGAAATTACTTTTGATGATGCAAGAAAAAGACTTAAGCAAATCCGTTGGATGGATAATGAGATTGATGCTCTGATCGAAGATAAAAAAGGATACATGGATTTAGCAACGAAGACAACAAGTACCACGGACGGCGCTGGTATACATGGATCAGGAGAAAACGATAAAATGGCGTCGATCATAGCAAAGATTGCCGATATGGAAAATGAGATTTATGCAAGAATTGATAGATTGGTGGATTATAAAAAACAGATATCTTGGATCGTACAACAGATTGAAGACAAGGAGTGCCAGAAGATCATTACTCTTAAATTTTTCAGGTATATGCAAATGACAGATGTTGCAAAAGCAATGAACATGGACCGAAGTACCGTGTATAGAAAATACAATAAGGGAATTGAAGAGGTACGAAGAATTTTGTCAGAGTCTGACAAAAAATAAATAATATCCTGCGGCTTAAATGTTTGACCGATGGAACATGTAAACAAATTTGTCGTCTTACCAATTAGCCTATATCTTGATATCGGTCAAACATTTAAGCCGCAAGGCTTAGAGCTGGATGTTTATATACCACGAAGACAATTTAATAAAGATCCATAATATAGCTCATAAGAAACGTAGTGTATAGGTTACTAATTGCCCGGCTTCGGTCGGGCAGAAAGGAGAAATCAATCATGATGAATAAGCAAAAGATAAACAAATTAATGATACATTGCAATAGTCAGGAAGATTGCGGCAGTTGTGTGTTGGATGATATATGTATAGGATCATTTTGGAGTGAAACAGATGAAAATATAGATGCGATGTATAGAAAAATTACAAAAACATCAGTAACAGATAATTTAACAGGAGTTGTAAAAGAGCATGAAAAGACGATAACAGAGATTTTCGAGGAAATAAAATCTAACATTTGTGATAATTATTGCAAATATCCATCTGAAATAAGGGATCATGACGAGATGATAGAAACAAAATGTAGTGAATGCCCATTGAATAGATTGAGTTAGTGGAAAGGAAAAGAAAAGATAATAGAAAAGTTGCTTGACACCAGGTGAATAGTATTGCTGGATATTGGAGGTAAAAATATGAGAATATATTCAAACAATAGAAGAGGAGAAAATACACTTGATCGAATGAAAATAACGATAAGGGTACCAGGGAATGAAAAGTTTGGGATAATTACACATTTTGAAAGACCATCTGTGCATAATGCTCCATATACTTATGATCATGAATTTAGTGAAGCACAGATAGATTTTGAAGATTCGTTTGAAATTGAGATGATGATCAGAGCATTACAAAAACTACAAGAGGCAGTAGTAACGAATGTTGGAAAATTTGTAATAGAAGAGAAAAGTTACAAAAATACCTTAAAAGTGAGGAAAAATAATGGATGATAAGAAAAAACAATTGCTGAATAAGCTGAAAGCATTGGCAGAGCGAGGCGTTGGTGGCGAAAAAGAAACTGCACAAAGAAAACTGCAAGAACTAATGGAAAAATATGAGATAGATGAAAATGATTTATCAGATGACAAGAAAGAAAAATATCAATTTAAATATAAGAATGAGTTTGAAAAGAAACTGATTAAACAAATAGCATATAGAACTTTTAAGAAAGAATGGTCTGAAAGAATGTAT